GACTGCAGTTTCTTCAAAAAACTCCCTTTTTGCTCCCTCTTGAGAAGATTCTCCATCTTCCATTTTAACTCCAGGTATCGACCACATTCCAGGGAACGAACCTAAATTGTTTCTTTTACATAGTAGAATACGGTCTCCGCATTTAACCATTACTCCGGCATACTTTCTTGTTTCCATTTTTATATGTAGTACGTTTTAAAATTTTATGCTTTCCAAATAATTTCTTGATAACCCTGTTCTTTGTTTGCAAACCTTCCCAAAACAAAGAAATAATCACTTAATCTGTTAAGATATTTTAGTATTAAAGGATATTGACCTGCAGGTACGCATCTTCTTTCGGCCCTTCTACTTATCGTTCTGCACACATGACAAAGAGATACAATCTGTGAGCCACCAGGTATAATGAAATTTTTCAACTCTGGTAAAGAAGCATCCATTTCATCAATCCAAGTTTCGAGTTCAGAAATATTATTATCTGAAATTTGTTGAAGAGTAATTTTGTTTTTGCCTAAACTATCATAAGACAGACAGGACCCAATAACAAAAAGTGTATTTTGTATTACTTCGAGTTGGTTAAGGGATTTGTCGAAAACTCTTACATTCCCAATCATTGAGTCTACGAGTAGACCTATAAACGAATTTAGCTCATCGACGGTTCCATAAGCTTCCAATCTCCAATCATCTTTTGATACTTTTGTTCCTCCAAGAAGTGAGGTGGTACCTTTATCTCCAGTTTTGGTGTATATTTTTTTGGACATACACAAATCTATAAAAAAAGTTGTTTTAGTTCAACTTGGAATCAAAGAAATTTCTTCTAATCTCAAAGTTTTTGTCAACTTTTTCTATATAGTTGAGAATCCACTCTTTAAGTTTGTCTTTGTCTTTCGTGAGCAGTTTAATATCTTCATTGTTCTTAAAAGGAAGTTCAACCACTTTGGTCGCACCTTCCAAATAATGAGCACCGCTATTCTTTGGTCCGAATTTAACCGAACCATCATTTCCCAATAGAATTAAATCCCAAACAATATTGTCACAATCGATTCCATTACCATCAACAATGATGTAATCCAAGTCTTGAAATGGCGAATAAGTTCTGTATCCGTCCACTTGTGGTTTCATTTCTTTACCCAAAGACTCTTTAAGTTCCCAACCTTCCATGGGTTGTTCCAAATCAGGTTGTAATCGATAATTTGTTGTGAGTTCCTCCCCTTTTTTAATTTTTCTTGAGGCAGTTAGAAATCTTTTGTTATCCTTGAGGACGTTGTGACAATTTGGAGTTTCACTATGATTATGCATCTCACCAAGTTCGGTAAAATTGTAATCTATGTATGGTTTGTTGATTGTGTGGAGTAATCCAATAGTCTCCCCCTCCTCCAAATCTTTTTTTGCAAAAACACCCTTTCCCTCTATTTTACTACTGTCTATATAGTATTTTTTTTTTACTTCGGATTCTGACACAACTTCTTTCTCTGACGAATTCTTTATTTTTTCTTTCAGGATATCAACAAATTTGTTCCCCAATTGTTTCATAAATTTAATATATGGAACATCTGGCTTGTCAGCATCATATCTGTAGGGGTCTTCAGATGGTCTTGTTTTTCTTCCGAGGTAATTCAATCCTGATATATTAGTAATACATTTGTGTCCTCCTGAATTTGATTGAATGAAATCCCACATGTTTACACCAATCTTATCCAATGTTTCCTTTTCCGATTCTGACAACTCCGAAAATGGTTTGTCCATTATTGACTTAATCTTCTTGAGAATTTCTTCTCCTCCTTCCATGAATGCAATTTTACCTCCATATAAAGCATCAAAATCTTGAAATGTAAATCCAACGCTTTCAGGTCCAACCGATATTTCACTTATCCACTTCAAAGTAGACAATGGAATTTTTCTATTTTTAAGTTGTGGCTCATAAATTTTTAGAACTTCTTGAGCAATCTCGCCCAAATTTACCCCTTTTAGTTTTCTTTCTTTTTTGAAGGGGTTACATGAGGCTTGAAGTAGTCCGAGCGGCCACATTATAACCAAGAAGTCAGCATCAGGGTTTACTCTAAATGGAGTATATCTGTCATAAGAACCAGTCTTCATACTTCCAGCACCATACTGAAATATAATCCCATCCTCAACTTTTGATTTCGGGTAGGTTTTCATTTGTTTGAGATAGTCTTCAGAACGTCCCTGTAATTTGTTAACATCTTCGGCATTAGTTTGTTTCATCCATTGTTTGATGTTTGTTAGAATTGACATTAGAGAAGGCTCTGAATCCATCACCAATTCTTCCATGAAACCTTTTCTATTCTTGAATGCCAATATCAATTTGTTAATTACGAAACCTAACAACATCTTGTTTTTTTGAAGTGGTTTTTCCTTGTCCAATCTAAAAACGTAATTAACTACTTCTTCAGGTTTTATATCCTGTCTTGCAAAATCCGCTGAATCGACTGTAGAGATAAGTAAAATATCTGCAGATGGGAAGATATCCTTTGGACTTACAATCTGTGAAATTGTTTCAACATTCGAACGTGCCTGTCTGAAAGATTTGGATGCGTCTTTTTCAGCACCAACTTGTCTATCGTGGTGGTCAGTGTGAATTTTGAACATTGGTTTTCCGTGAGCAAAATCAACCAAGACCGGCATTACATCTCCTTGAGCATCATTCTTTTTTACGGCAAATTCTTTGTCACCGTATTGTATAATGTGAGCACCCACTACTTGAATACCGTTGTCCTCCAAGTATTTTTTCATAGCAATCGCAGTTGTTACACCATCTAAATCTTGGTGAAAATAAATTTCGGCTTTAGGGTATCTTTTCCTCAAAGCCGAAATATCTCTTAAACCTGATTCTACTAATACTTTTCTCACTTTAACTTTTCTAAAAGAATTATTTCAATTTTTTTATTTGTTTTTGGGTCAAATCCGTAGTACTTACCATCTTTTCCATAATGAAACATGAAACTTCCGTCTTTCAACGCTGTTTTTACTTTGAACTTTTGGGTTCTACCACTTTCGGTCTCGATTGTAAGAACGTTTTCTTTGAGTTTACCTTGAGCATCAGAACCTTGTGTTACGAAAAGTTCGAATTTTTTTTGTTCGTTCAGTACGTTCTGAACGAGTTTGATTAAATCACTTTCTGTGAGTCTTATAACCTTTTTCATATTAATATTTTAATGTTAACAAGTATTTGGATTTATTTATGGTACCTAACATTTCGTCTCTCAAATTCAACAAATCAGTGTCATATTTCGGGTCAAGCTCCTCCGTAAAGTTTACAAAGAATTCTGTAATACCATCCATAAAGTTCTGCATGTTCAACGCACTGATGTCTTGAAACATAAGTGCAAATTCAGGTTCGAAAGCCGGTCTACCGTATTTACCCATCATGGTTTCAGTGAACTCATCTATAAGTTCGCCTAACTTATCGTATATCTCTCCATAGAGTCTATGTTTAGCATCGCCATAAGTTTGCCAATGTAGGAACTTCCACTGAAGTTGTATTTGTACTAATTTCTTAATCAATTCTTCTTTCATATTATTTCTTTATAGAAGTGCTAATGCGGCTCTACCTAAATTATTGGAAAATAAATCCTGAACAAAATCAACAATTGTTGTGTCAGATTTTGGTGTAGTAGTCGTAGTTTTTTTCGGAGTGACTTCCGATTGAGTGATATCGGGAAAATCTTCTTGAGCATATTCTTGGGCTTGAGCAGTCTTATTGTATTCCTCCATTTTCTTTTTAACCTCCTCCTCACCACCTAATTTTTCAACAACCTCTTCAGGAGTAACAGCGTCAACTATTCCAACCCAATCCAAGAAACCTAACCAATATTTGGTTTGTCTTAACAAAATTCTCATTCTTCTATCACCGAACAACCTTGGAGCTCCTCCCAAGAAAATTTTTGACATCGCTCCCTTTTGTGTCAGGGCCGCTACGTCATAAACTTTGGTGGTTTTAAGGAAATCTTGTAATTGTTGAATGTTTTTCAATTGGTCCGCTTGTGATATTGTTTTCATAGAAGCTAATTTGCCCGCTTCAGCTCTCAATTTTGTTGATTTAGCACCTGCTCTTTCCAAAAGTGTCAACCAATCATTGATAGTATTTCTTAATCCTTTGAATATTCCACCTGGTAATACATCTAATCTACTTTTCACATCAGGTGCCCAATCAGCTGCTTTTGCTACAAAACTTCCAACAACACCCGGAGTTCTTGCAACTTTCTCAAGTTCCAAGGCAGCTTCAGCAGTTTTACCAGCTTTAGCTAATTTTTCTGCATTCTTAAGTAAATCAGCGGCACCACCTCCTATCCTTAAAGCACCCATCACAGGTTTGGCAACCACATCTCCAAGAATCGGAAGAGCACTTATAAATGATAGCGTTCCGAAAAGGTAATCCCCTCTTGAGAAATATCTTATACCATTGATTATATCAACAATACCAGTTGGGTCGACGATACCTAAAAGTTCGAGTCCAATGTCACCCCAAACACTCTCGTGTAAGTTTTTTTCTTCCTGTACGTTTTTCTTGATGAGAGTTAGAAGTTGTCTTTCTGTGACAATATATTTCGGCATTAATATTTTTCTTTATAAATATCCATATAAAGAAAAAAGGGTCTTAAGAACCCTTTTTAAATTCAATCTCCATTTGTTTCTTTTTGTCGATAAAATGTTGAACTCTTTCTTTAGCAACTTTACAGTATTCTTCACTCAATTCTATACCAATCCATCTCCTACCTTCAATGACAGCAGCAACCAAACTAGTTCCACTTCCTGCGAAAGGGTCCATTACTACATCGTTTCTATAGGTTAAAATTTTAATTGCCTTTTGTGGTATATCCAATGAGAAAGTTGCCTTTGTAAGTTGTTTGGTATCTGCAAAGTAACTCCATTGACCAAAAACAAGTTCTTTGAATTCATCTTTTTCTTTATCGAGGTATGTTATTTTGGTCCTTTTAGTTCCATCCTCTTCTTCAATTTCAACGGGTGTACCAATCCATTGAGATTCTCCTTTGGTTTCTTTTATGTGAAGTTTTTTATATGCGAGTATAATACATTCTTTGGGATTATAAATGTAAGGGCTTGATGGACTCATCCAAGAACCCCAAGCTGTAAGTTTTACACGATGAGGAGTGTCCTCATCAAGGTCAACAACTCCAAATGGTTGAAACCCTACTTTTTTCATTACAGCCCAAAAGTCTGCCATAAACATAACTCTTCCACCACGACCTTTTACATTTATTTCATAAGGAATATTGATTGCAACCCTACCATCATTTTTGATAACTCTGAACACTTCTGTTAACCACTTCTCTGTCCAACTCCAATAATCTTCCATCATCATGAAATCATCGTGAGTGTCGTATTTGATTCCACAATTGTATGGTGGACTCGTGACAACCAAATCAACAGAGTTTTCTGGCATTTGTTTCATGACCTCAATGCAGTCTCCATTGTGTAATTTATTGATAAAATTTTCCACTATAATTAATTTTTTAAAATAATAAGAAATTATTTCCTGCAAGTCCAGCGAATCGAAAATTATTTTCCACTATAATTTTCCTTCTTGTTTCATCTGTTCCCTTATCTTGGTTGCGGAAATATCACTAACCTCTTGAGGTGGGATGTGTTCTATGATATCATAGCCAACTCCTCTACCAAAATTTACAGACTCAATATCAGGGATAATCATCACTTTAACTCTTTCATTACCGATAAGTTTCCAAAGTTCACGTTTGATTTGTGCTTCAACTTCTTGAGCGGTAAATGGATTTTTTTCGTTGGGCTCAACGTCTCTTATACAAATTAGAACGTTTTTACCTTCCTCCAATCTTTGGTCAATTAACCACTTATGTCCGTCGTGCCACGGTTGCCATCTTCCGATAAACATTGAATATTGTTTACCAGGATTATTTTTTAGTTTCGGGTCTCCCTCAACGTGAATTTTTTGCATACTCTAAAATTAATTGTGCACAGACTTCGACGGAAATGTTGTTAGTATTAACATCAACGAAGTTTTCTGTTGGTGGTTGATATCCTTCAACGAAGAATTGTTCTCTACCTCTCGTTTCGGCGGTGTGGACATAAACCTCAATGAGTTTATTACCCATCTTTTCTTTAAATCTTTCTCTTTGGTCTTTGTAAGGTGATATCAGAGAAACGACAACTTTTTTCCCTTTCGATTCAAGGTATTGAGCTATTTGTTGTGCCAGCTCAACGTTTTTTCTTCTACCTACTTCGGAATAATCTTTGTTCTCAAACAAGTCTCTTATATCGTCACCATCGATGTGGAACCATTGACATAATGGACCTGATAACATTATTTCTTTTGCCAAAGTTGTTTTACCTGAACCAGGTTGACCAGTGAACCAAATAATCATTTCTCTAAATTTTTTATTTTTCTTTCTAAATAAAACGCAGCTTTTTTCAAATCCTCAATTTCCTTTTGTTTGTCTTTTTTTCCCGCTCTGGCCACGTACTTAACTACATTAAATAAATAAGCATCTTGGTCCAAATCCCAAGCTTCACAGACCTTTATAACTTCATAAGGGTTTTGTTCTCCCCCATAATGATTTGGGTGATTTACCATTTCTTTGTCAGGGAAATAAGTTTCGTTTAACGCTGCCATACTTTTTGTATTTTTCTTTTTAACAATTGGACAATAGTATTTTTTCCATTCAGGGTGCCAATAATACAAACCTTTGTTGGTCTGCCTATCAACTTCGTCTACATGCGGGAGTTCCAAAGTCTCGTAAGTAACCTCTCCCCACTCGGTCACAATTTCATAATCTCTTTTCATCATGTGGAGACCTTCTTCATCATTTCTTGGATTATTGAAAAATGAAAGTACCCCGTCGTCTTTCAAAATATTCGGAGCATACTCTTGGAACCCGTGTATTTCTTCTCTCCAAGTATCAATGTATATTCCATCAAATTTGGGCATGTACTTGATGTACCACTGCCAATCCCCG